TCTTTTAAAATACATGACACTTGTTCCTCTTACAGGAGCTACTGTTGACGAAGTAAAAGATGGCCTACTTGGTAGGGGTTTTGAACTAAACGATATTGCAGAAGATAACTACTTTGAAAACCTTACAAAACTTGTTGGTATAAACGACTACACAAGGTCAATGTACCTTAAGCGGGGTGACGTTAGTGGTTTTATAACCAATACATTAGCCCCACCAATGTCTTCAGTAGATGCTATATTGACAGACGTAGGTAATTTAGTTACTTCTGGTGATGTTCTGCCAGAAAAAGTAATAAAAGAACTGCCTGTTGGCGGTAAGATTTGGTACAACTTTTTTGGTGGTGGACTAGAGAACTGGGAAAAATGGAATAAGGACTAACCAATGCTAAATCTAATGAGATTCCTGTTCTGTTATTTACCCTTTGTGCTTGTGTTTCTGTTCTACGGAATGAACTCCTTTGCTGCTGATCCAATAGTAACAGACTCTACAACAAACAGCACAGTAACAACCAAGGGGAACATGGAGACAAGGATTAAGTCTCCACCCCCGTCTGCAATTGCACCACAGTTTAATGCCAATGGGAATTCTGATCTCTGTACTGTTGGTGTTGCTGGTGCAGTTCAAACTCAGATTCTCGGTATCTCTATGGGTTCTACTGTTCGTGATATGAATTGTGAGAAGCTGAAGAATGCCAAGACCCTATATGACATGGGCATGAAGGTAGCTGCTGTTTCTGTTATGTGTCAGGACAAGCGTGTGTTCCAAGCAATGATGGATGCTGGCACTCCTTGTCCGTTTGATGGGTTAATTGGCCCTGCTGCTAAGGCTGCATGGGAAGCTAATCCAACTCCTCGTACATATGATGTAGACAAGGTAGAGAAAACAGAAGATGAGAAAATCAAAACTACTAGTAAGTCTATGTTTGGTGGCTTGGGCTTGCTACTCCTACTCTAGCGAGTACACATACGGCACATCTGGCAATGCCGCTTTAAACGCCCACAATTGGTCTATGAGCGCGTCTATGCTTGGGGTACCCGATACTACTGGGTTAGACATAAACGCCGTGATATACCAATATACGGCCGAGAAAGCTATATCAGACGATATGGTGGTGTCAATTCAGAACAGACACGCCACAGAATCTGGTTATATCTTCCGTGAGGTTGATGATTGGTCTGGACTACCAGGCAATACAATTGTTAAAGCTGTACCTGTACCGAATATCCCGATTAATCTGTGGGGTGATGGTGAAATAGAAATTAAGGGGAAGGGTAAAGTAGTTGACCCTGTAGTGATTTACAACTGGAGACGACAAGACATTGAACCAGAGCCGTACATACCAGAAATACCAGAAGTAGAGATTTACGATGCCATGTCTGATGATGTGGCTTTGGGTGCTTTAGAGCCTACTGACTCTGACTTGTACGAGGATAACGATGAAAACACCGATGCCGACAAAGACGAAGAAGAACCTAAAGAGGAAGAGGAAAACAGATTTAGCCAGGCACAGGATGCAATGGCTACAGCAATGCAAGCAAGCCAGCAAACTGCTCTGCAAGCATTAGTAAACACAGTAAATCTCACACAGTATTATTCGGTTGCTATTGTTGGTGGTACGTACAAGGAAACAGTACAGATCAATGACAGCGAAATACCGTACAGTAAACGTGGTCTAAGAAACGGATTAGCACAACAACTACTGCATACTCAAATGGTAGATATGCAATACAATAGGAAAAATAAATGAAACTTGTCTATTCAATAGTTTTGTCCTTGGTGTCTTGTTTGACATTTGCTGAGGATGTCCTGATTACTGGTACAGTTCAATCTAAATGTATTATCAATACTGATACTGCTGGTATTTATGGTAACCCTACCTCAGATAAACTAAGTACAGCAGCAGCAGATGGTGGTGTAATGCCTATCATTCGTTACGATGTATCACTGGCTGATGCTTATACTGCTAAGGTCACAACCCCTACCAGTTTTAGTACCAGTCCAAACCTAACTGATACTGTTACTTGGACAGGCTCCACTACAGTGTCCTCTGTATCTGATACAGCTATGTCTGACTACGATACCAATGCTGTTGAATATGATGCCACAACAGAGTTTGACCTGCACACTGCTGGTACTGTCTGGTTCAAGGTGGATTCCACTGCTGAGTACGGATACAACAAAGCATTTCCTGGTGGTACATACAGAGCAATTGTAGAAGCAGAATGTATCGCAAACTAATCTTACTATGGCTGTTATCTTGTGGTGCTTATGCCCATGAGATGACGCCCACTTATCCTGTACTAACCCCGTCTTACGTAGATGGGGTTTCTAAGGTTGATATGCGCCTGTTCAATAAACGTACAGATGCTAAGTACTACGAAATAGGAGTCTTTGATAAAGATTTTAATCCGATTCCTTTTGTTAGCTCGTATCACATAGTTTCCCTAAATTATCTCAAACACCTAAACTTTGCCGTTTATATAAGCGACAAGGATAAAGACAGGGCAGTGTATATTTGTACAAGATCATTAATACAAGGAGACAACGACTCCAAAGCATTTGTGTCTTCTAAGATTTGTTCTAAGTTTAAGGACAAGTAATGAGAAGAATCCTGTTAACTTTGTTGTTTTTTCCTGTTATGGCTGTCTCTGATAACAGTTCATTGAACTTAAGCCTGCCCAGTTCAAACATGAATCATCAAAGCGATAAGTTTAGGGCTGGGGACATGGATTGTTCTAACGCCGTTGGTGGTGCAACTAACTTTGAGTTTGGCATGATGGGAATAGTAGATAATGCTAGTGGGCCTTTCTCAAACAATGACCCGATGGATCGTGAAACTAAAGACATTGGAGTCTATGCCCGCATTACTATCCCTCTGGATAAGCCACGCGAGCGTATTAACTGTAATACTCTGTACCAGCTTGAGCTTCGCGCTAGAAGGCTTGAGGTAGAGAAACTTGAACTAGAGCTAGAGCAATTACGCAATATGAGGTTTGAGAATAGTGAGCGTTGAGCTTAGGCTGTTTGGTTATAAGCTGACACCAGCAACTATCGCTGGTCTGATTGCTTTGGTTGGGCCTGTACTAGGTGCGCTCTACGCAGGGTTTATGATGTACCAGAAGGTAGAGTCTATTGCTACTCTTGACCTAGATGCAGTACAGGGTGATATAGCAAGCATCCAAGAAAAGCTAGAAGCCAATAACAACTACACACGTGACATCAAGAATGGATTGCGTGATGACATACTTAGAATTGAGAAAGTAGCTGATCGTGTTGAGGATGATGTCAATGGCCTTGAGGACAAAGTCAGAACATTAATAGACGAAGCAGAATCAAGGTTTGAAACACGCAGGGAATCGCTCAGGAGTTCACAGAAAGCTGACATGAAGGAATTAGAAGAGCGACTTACAGCTAAACTACAACGCGCACTAGATAACCCACTTGCTGATTAGGAGACATAAATGTTAGGTGCAATTAAATCCATCGTAGGGGCTGTAGCCCCAACACTAGGGACTGCTTTAGGTGGCCCACTAGGGGGTGCTGCTGCATCCATGATTGCTGATGCACTTGGTTGTGATGACAACGAGAAAGCAATTAACAAAGCAATACAGACAGCAACTCCAGAACAACTAAGCCTTATCAAAGAAGCCGATGCTGAGTTTGATGCTAAGATGAAAGAGCTTGATGTGGATTTGTTTGCATTGGAAACTGCTGACAAGCAGGATGCAAGACAACACTTCGGCAAAGACTGGACTGCTAAGTTAATTGGAATCGTGATGGTACTGTTCTTCTGTTCGTACATTGGGATGATCACTATCATGCCACCTGAGCAGAACAGTATGGAGCTTATCAACCTAGTCTTGGGGTACATGGGTGGTTTAGTTAGTGCTGTTGTTTCGTTTTACTTTGGTGCTTCACAAAAACAGGATTAAAGAATGAACCTTGAGAAATTACGTACAGAAATTGCAGAAGATGAAGGTGTTGTATACAAGGTATACCTAGATCATCTTGGTCTGCCTACTTGTGGTATTGGGCACTTAATTACCGAAGATGACGAAGAGTTTGGTAAACCAGTAGGAACAAGAATCACAGAAGAACGAGTAATTGAATTGTTTGATGCTGATGTACAGTCTGTACTAGATGATTGTCAAAAGCTATATAAGAACTTTTTTGATTTACCAGAAGAAATACAATTGATTGTTGCAAACATGATGTTCAACATGGGATATACTAGGCTGTCTCAGTTTAAGATGATGAAGGCTGCTGTTGAAGCTGGTAATTGGTTAGAAGCAGCAGAACAAATGAAAGACTCAAGATGGGCAAAGCAAGTACCTAATAGAGCTAACAGATTAATTGCACGAATGAAGGCAGTTAACAATGCCAAAAAAGAAGGGTAAGAAATAATGGCTAAAAAAGGTTTATACTCAAATATTCAAGCAAAGCGTAAACGAATAGCTAAAGGCAGTGGAGAGAAAATGAGAAAGCCTGGTACCAAAGGCGCACCAACTGCTAAGGCATTCAAGCAGGCAGCGAAAACAGCTAAACCATACAAGAAAAAAGGCAAGAAATAATGGCTAAGAAAGACTCAAGACTAGAACGTGCAGGGGTATCAGGTTACAACAAACCAAAACGTACTCCTAATCACCCTAAGAAATCCCATGTTGTAGTTGCTAAGGAAGGGGATAAAATCAAGACCATTCGGTTTGGAGAACAGGGTGCTAAGACTGCGGGCAAACCCAAAGCTGGTGAGTCAGAAAGGATGAAAAAGAAACGTGCATCATTCAAAGCAAGACACGCTAAGAACATTGCAAAGGGTAAGATGAGTGCAGCCTTTTGGGCTGATAAAACGAAGTGGTAATAGGAGAAATCAAATGCCAATGGTAAATGGTAAGAAGTACCCATACACAAAAGCAGGAAAAGCGGCTGCTAAAAAAGCCCAAGCCAAAAAGAAAAAACCTAGGAAGAAAAAATAGAAAAGCAGGGAAGAAAAAGGGGGCTGCAATGGCCCCCTAGTTTTTATAACTCGCACTGTCCTCCAGTACAAGCTAATGTCTGCGCCCCCTCAGTTTGATCTGAAGCTTCATTGATATTCCAATCAATCTCTGTTGGCATCTTCTGCGACAACTCTTCATATTGTTCCTTCGTAATCTTTTCATAGGGAGCTTGCTCATAGCTATGGTCTGAGTAGGGTAAGAAAGATACACCACTTACTTCATCAAAGTTGTTGTACAACCAGTTACCAATCTCAAGGAACTCATTGTCCTTATAGTACACAGTAATGGATGGCTTGTGTTCACACCAATGCTCTTGGTAAATAGACCACAGTTTAAGCTGTTCCATACCAGTTTGATCTGAAGACATTACAGAATCCTCTGGTGCCTTTTGTGGGAAACTAAACACTGCTGTAGTTGGGCTTGTAACGTCTGCTTCCCACGGCACACCAGCATTACTTAAGACTTGACACAAAGGGTCACGCATATCAGCACGTACCCTACGGATATAATAATCACTGTATCGTCCATGAATACCACTAGCAGAGTTTACTAGCTGTGATACAGTACCAGAGGGTTTAACACAGGTAATAGCAGTAGACTGATTGATACCAAGTTTCTCAGCCCACTCTTTGTTTGTATCAACTGCTACTTGACGTAGTATTTTTAGAATATCAGAAAGATCTTCAACCACTTCCTCATCGTCTTCATCATACTCTTCACCCAAGAAATTATCCCAAGTGTTGGATATGCAAATGTTGTTAATCCAGTCGCCACCAAGAAGATACTGTTTGTCTGGTGCATAGTACAGCTCTTCTTCCCATGCGTCTTGTTGGGCGTGCCAAGCTATATTAGCATCAATCTTCCCAGACATAATAGGATTGTCCAAGATACCAGTCAAGGATACACCAAGCAATGCTTCTTCTTCTGTGTTCTTTTTCCATACTGATCTGAGATACCTAAAGTCAACCAGTGTGCTTTGAAGTGTACCAAGAATAGTAGCAATACGAACCTTACGCTTTAGTGATGTAATGGTATCGTCTGCACGAACAACAACCTCAGACAGATTACAGAATTGATTAGGGCGAAGAATAATCTCAGAACAAGGGTTAGTACCAAACTCGTGGTCTGTGTCCCTACGCTCATTCTTAGCTGCTTGTTTTTTACTGGCTACCCTGCTAAAGATACCACGCTCACCAGACTTAGATTCATACAAAGAAGCCCACTCATTTAGGAAGGCATCAAAATCAGGTTTTTCAGTGTAACAAGCAGAGTTATTTGCAAGACCACGTTGTGGTTCTTCAACCCACCACTGACCATGCTTTGCCCTACGGATTCTATCGTCTGAAAGGTTAGAGAGTGAGATCAGGGCAGACCTACGTACACCACCAACTACTACGATCTGTGCAATCTTACAACAGATATCATGACACTCAATACTGCTTAGTTTACGCCCTGCTGCCTTCTTAAATAGAGAGACAGTAAAGTTAAACAGATCAACCAATGGCTCAGGGCCACTTGCCCTACCACCAAAAGTCTTAAGTGTTGCTCCTGCTGGGCGTATCTTTGAGATATCCCAAGATGGGACTTGACCACTGTACAACAATGAGATCAGTTCACGATAAGCCTTAGCCCATCCAATCTTGCTGTCTGCCACTACGATTGTAGTATCAGTATCATGAAACTTCTCAGCAACATCAGGTAGCTTCTGTATGTACTGACGTTCTACTGAGAACCCTACACCAGTACCACACATCAAGACATACATCATCTCATCAAATGCTTTAGGGTGGTCAATGGTTAAGTAGGAACAGTTAAACCCAGCTACGTTATCACGATCAAGGGCTTCTCCTGCTGTCATCAATGCCCGCATAGAAGGCATAACTTCCAGGTTAAGAATAGCCTGTTTAATTTCAGCTAGGTCTTCGCTGTGTTTGTTTTCAGTTCTTTCGTTAAAGAAGTTTACATAACGATCTACTGTTTCTTCCCAAGTCTCCCTACGCTGTAGCTCTGGTATGTATCTAGCATACCTTGACTTGTGAATGTAGGATTCATACAAACCCATTTCCATTATTCTTTCTCCAATACGTTATAAACAATAAAAAAACCAAGCAGTAAAAACTGCACTAAGAAACATTCTACTTCTACACTTTCTTCTTGTTCTGATTCGTCAATAAAGAAAGTGGTAAACCCAATGTAAGGCAACCAGAATCCAAACAATGGTAGACCAAATAACAAAATTCTTCCAAACTCTTTGCTAAAAGATAGTGGCTTAAAGTTTGGTGTCAGTCCATGTTCAGCCATAAATACTATTTGCATTTTGTTTTCCTTTTGTTATCTGAATACTTCTTTTTAAGGAACCTTAACGAAACAGGCATCTCATCAAAGCTTCCGTTATCAACCTCATGAAGCATCCAGATTCCAGACCAATTGTTGTTGCCTTGGTGTCCTAGATACCCTTCACTGTGTTGATAGAAGATCCCAGCAAAGATACCAGTAATAGCAGTACCATCGGCCCTCCTGCTAAACGCTATGTCTTTGTCCTGCACATGGCCCATCACACAGCTCATGTGTTTCTTAGTAATCATAGCCCTAGCACTTGATACAGGACGGCCCTTAACGCCAGAGGTAAAGAAGTGAGAGAACCCTACACCACCAATAATTACAGGCTCAAGGTAATCAAACACTTCCCAATCGGACAGGTTAAAATCGTGGTAGCCAATCACATCTTCTAAGATGGCATCGGTATTTACAGCACGTTCTATCCGTTGTTCGTGATTTCCAAGCAGAAAAACAAGCCTTGGCTTCCAACCCTTTTTCTTGTTTCGTTTTAGCCTTTGGATTTCTTTCTTGATTGGTGCAAGAAACAAGTTCATTGCCCTGTTCCCTGACTCTACATCCTTACTGTACCTACGGCCTTCAAAGTCCTTCTTGCCTTTATCGTAACTACTAAGTGAAGGCATATCCCAGAAGTCACCAAGGTTTACAATCACATCTGGTTTCTTGTCTACGATATACTTTCCGGCCCATTCAAGGTGGTCTATTGGTACGCCATCTTTAACCTGACAATCAGGTATCACTGCTATCTTCATGCTTCCTCCTACTTTGTATGTAGTTGTCTAGCTTCTTGTCTTCATAAACAGTGAAGTGTTTTATGCCTTCTTTCTCACACCACTGGCCCATTGTTAGTTTACTTCCTTTTCGTACTTTCTTGTTTGGATCAGAGAGTACAAAAACTAACTCATAGTCTGGTAGGCTGTCTCGTATTGACTTGTACTTTAGGGTGTCACCTGGACGAAAGAAACCTTTACATTCAATCAAGATGTCATCAAGTACAAAGTCAGGCTTATAGTTTCGTTTCATAACGTATGGCACTGAGAATGGTTCGTACTGATAACCCTTGCCACTGTTATTCGCTGCAAACTTAGCCTCTAAACTACTACGGTACTTGCTGTTTTTTGCTTTCTTTCTTGCTACTGCTTTCTTTCTGGTTGGCATTATGAAAATCCATTGGTATTGTTCTACCGCGTTGAAGCATCCATAGTAGTTGGCTGTTCTCAACTGCTCTTTGGAACCCGTCTTCACCAAACTCTTCAATGTACAGATCAATAACCAGATTGTCCCAAGTTTCCCTGTCGTTATTAGACAATAGTTTCTCAGCTTTCTTAGGGCCAATACCATTGATTCCAATAATGTTATCAACCTTATCACCAGTTAACATCTGAGTGTAAAAGAACCTAGTACCAGATTCCTCTGTTACTTCTTTCCACTCTTTCTTAATGTAGTTATAGTGAAGGCCAGGAACCATCAACAAGTCTTTATCAATGGTGGCTATTGCGGTATCGTCAGTCTGGAGTAACGCCATTGCATCGTCAGCTTCCATTCCGTCTACAACCTGTGCGTCATAGTGCTCAATCAGATAGCCCCTAATGTTTTCGTAATGATAGGGTTTCTTTGAGCCTGATCTGTTTTCTTTGTAGTCACTCCTAATCTTATACCTAAAGTTGTTTTTACCAGTTAGGAATATCTTATAGGATTCACATTGTGTATCCTTGATGATTTCATTTACAAACAACTTACAACTATGTAGCGTAAATGAATCGGGGTCAGCCGTAACCAACCCCGTTTCTTTGTCTGTACTTTGGCAAGCGAACCCTATCCGATAAACAATAGGGTCACCATCAATCAGAAGTTTCATTGTAACAATCCTTAGAATGGGATGTCGTCATCAAACTTTTCATGTGTGTCTGACTGCACAGCCTTAAGTTCTGGTTTGTTTGACTCTGTAATACGCTTCTCATGAATGTACTTAGCCAAACCAAACAGAGACTTAATAGCAGGGCTTTCTGAATCTTCAGCACCAGCACAACACTGATCTGTAAAGCTAGACTTGCTTACTGCGTCACGATACTTAGCTGGTATGGATGCAAGACCTGCAACCTCATCGTATACTTTGTCTTGTACTTGTTTGTTCTTAATCACTACAGTACAAGGCATACCCAGTGCGGATTCCCAGTCAGCAACCTGATTTTCTTCCGCTGAGGGTTTGAATGCTTTGTAGTATTCAAGTTCTTTTCCCAGGCCAGTCATAGCACGAAAGATGTTAAAGGGCTTAGTCCACAAAATGCGTGGTGCTTCTTTGCCATCAATAGTTACAGTGTTATCAAGAATCTCAACACAGAGTGAGATCTGTTGGCATGGTGGTTTCTCTTCCCCTGCATAGTTTCGTTCTTGCATACCAAGGTCAGCTACATACACCAGCCTTCCTTCATATTCACCAGACTCAAGGTTTGAGTATTCGGTTTTACTGCTAGATACTTCTTGACTCATTACTCGTTCAAAAGCCATGATAATCTCCTTAGTGGATTTCAGAATAATCTTTAGCGAACTTTATGTCGCATTCTAACTCACGATTCAAGTGTAACAACCTATTGACTTTTTGTATAGATCTGTTTAACAACTCCTTTATATCATTTTGTTTGGTTTCATGCAGCTCTAAGATCACTTCATCATGGAACTGTGCTGTTAGCTGTGGTCTTTCCTGAATGATATAAGCAACCCACATATCAAAACAGAATGTACCAGTTCCTTGGTTTAGCGTACTGAACTTGTCTTTCTCAGTCTTCAGGTAGTAATACATCTTTGATACTGGATTCCATAGCCATAACTTCCCGTCTATGTTACGTGTCCCTACGTTGTTCGCTATCTCCTTCAAAGACCAGTTACGATCCCAGTATGCCTTATGTATTTTCTTAGCATCTTCTTCGCTGATATCTAGCTGGCGAGAAAGAGTTGCTATTCCAGCACCATACGTACAGGCATAGTTTCCACCCTTGTAGTTGTGCCTGATCTGAACTACATCTTCGGGCTGAACCCCAGCCTTATAATCTGCTGCCTGTTGTTCAGTCAATGCACCCGCAGACAATGCAAGGTCAAGGTGTGGATCAAAGTCTGGTGTCATCATCTCCTTTACGTACTCAGCATCGTAGTCCCACATGTAATGCTGCTTGGTACGATCCTCAAGGGATGCCATGTCTGAACCACAGAGAACATAATCGTCATTGCGAACAGTAAGTAATGATCTAATCTCAGCACCATACGGCTTACGACTTGATGGGATATTCACACAGACAGCATGTTTAAATCTCAGTGTGTTTGTTAATCCCTGTATCTCAGCCTTTACATATCCGTCTGAGTCTACGTTATCAAGGAACCCTTTTACCAATCCTATTCTATGCTTAACCACAGTCATGGTTTCCAAGTGCTTCAACTCTGGATACTGTTTAGACAGCTTAGATACTGACTTACATAGCGATCCATCACTACCCTTGATTTGTGGGATAGCCTTTTTTGTTTCTTTGGCAAACTTAAATGTCTGAGGTTTCCAGCCAAGTCTCTTTAGCCAATCCTTTATTTGTGGAACACTACCAGGATTTGGTGATTCCTGCCCAACCACTGTTATGATTGTCTCGTCTGTATCAAAAGGAAGATCAGCGTCTTCAGTAATCTTTTTCCAACGCTCACCAGCAACAGATAAAGAACCATCAATCTTATATGGCTTTGATGGTTTCTTATTCTTTTTGGTTATAGGAACTGTTGGCATTATAACTGAAAGTGTGTCAATTGATTCTTGATAAGACTGCTCAAGATCGGACAACAAGGACTTAGCCTTATCAACATCCAACTTCCACTTAGACTTCTCTTGAAGTGCAGCACACTTCATCTTAAGTGACAGATACTTGATGGCTCTATCATGATTCTCATCGTTGTATAGATTGGTAAGATAGGATAGTAGGTTCTCCCATAGGGCAGTATTAATCTTAACGTCCTCAACACACCGCCTACAGTATTCACCTATATCTAGGTTCTCCCAATCATCAACCTTTGGTTTCTCAATCCCAAACCTTTCACCCCACTGCTCAAGCCCATGCTTGGGTAGATCAGGATACAGATACCATGACAGGGAAAGGGTGTCTACAATAAACGCTTTAGTCTCGACCTTAAGAATCCTAGACAGGACAGGCCAGTCATAACGAATAAAGTTGTGCCCAATAATGCGGTCACTATCCCGTAGAGAACACAGAAAAGAACGCATATCATCATATACTGTATGAACCTGAATATGCCCAGACTCTTCTCTAATAGCCATGCAATGTATTTTTGTAGCATCTATTCCATCCGTTTCAATGTCAATTACATAATCAGTCATTACTGCCAACCCTTCTTTGGCTCAAGGTAAGTTACAGTTGGTTCATCAAAGAACACATCGCAATTGTATGTCTGTCCGTACTCACGATCAAACAACATATAAAACTGTGACATACTCTTTTTTTCTTCAGGGCAGTCATCTGTTCTGTCCCTACTAATCCCATGACCATAGTGAAACCACTTCTCCATTGCCCTTGAACCAGTGAACTCAGAGCTAAGAACTTTAGCCCCTGCTTCGTGTGGTTTAGAACCTTTTGGTTTTGGGTTTACATGGGAATAACAGAATAGAGTAATAGGATAAGACTGAACCAGGTCAGCCATGTCCGTTGCTATCTCATTCAGTTTATCGTTAGCCTCTGAAGAAGAATAACGTGATATCAGTGCAGTCAGTGGATCAAGAATAAAGATATTGATACCATCAAGTAAGTGCATTTCCTGAATTGCTATTCTGATGTCGTCCCAATCCCTACTTGCACCACGATCATAGAACCGCACCATTCCGTTCATTGAGAGCAAGGTACTTCTCAATAGATCATCTGAGTATTCTTTGTCAGGTCTAGTAAAGTCCACCTTAGCATGTTTACTGGCTAGTTTCTTAGCCGTTCTTACAGGACTGTTCTCAAGGTCAAACATACCAACCCTGACTTTCTCGTTAAAGACTAGGTGGTGGACCAGTTGATGTTGATGATCCGTCTTACCAATCTTAGGTGCAGCACCTACGCAGTGAATGGTGTGTGGTCTTATACCAAAACAAGCCTTAGTTACAGTGGGCCAGGGGAAAGGAATCCCCATCTGAGGACGTTCCATAGCTTTTTCTATTACGTCTACTACGTCTACAACCTCACCCATGCGTACAGGCTGTGCATTCCAAACAGACAAGTCAAACAACTCAGAGCCACGATCAGCAACAAGCATATCACTGGCATCCTTAAGTGGAAGTGTGACAGCTTTAGCAGTTGGGATAATCTTAATGCAATCCCTTAATGCTTTCTGTCCTGCTTGATCCATATCAAAACAGAGAATGATCTCATCAAACTTCTCAAGGTACTTCCGGTTATTCATCAAGTCACTAGCTGCGCCTTGTGCGCCTCTGGTTAAAGAAACCACAGAAGGTGTGTACTTTCTGTACTTTGCTGATCTGTTCTCAACGATGGATTGATACAAGGACATAGCATCTATGCGGCCTTCAGTAATAAATAACTTCTTACCACTGCTTGTAAGGTGGGAACCCCATAGATCTATGTCCCCCTTACGATCACCAACAGCACTGAACTTCTTATCCCTAGTGTCTCTTACTTCGTACCCTACGATATCTCCATTACGAGTATCAGGATAGTAATGCTTGATTATCTCTCCAGTTTCTTCTGAGTGTTCAACCCTTACTGAGAAGTGTTCTACTGTTTCCTTGTTTAACTTTCTATCCTTAATCTCAGAACTAGGTAGTTTCTTGATCTTATTTAAATCCATCTTAGTTTCCTGTCTAACCATAGGAACAACTACTGAACTGTATGGTTTTGGATTCCCATTAATATCAGATGCACTGTAGTATTTTCCACAAGCAAAACAGTATCCATCTTGTGTTCCATCGTCTTGAAGAAACACTTGTATTCCGTCACTACTACCACACTCACAGGACAATCTCTCACTTAAACACTTGCCACCCATTAGTACAGCACCTGTTGAGACTGTTCTTTGTAACGAAGAAAAGATGCCATCTGTTCCATGTAATGTTCTTCCAACTTGGCATTCAGTTTGTTTCTGAACTGTTCATATCCATAATCTTTGATATAGCCCATGATATCAGAGAACAAATATGCCTCTTCCATCTCTGACGTGAAGTCCTGCATTACATCGTATTCTTGTATTAGATCTTTCATTTCGTAATCTCCTAGTTTGTTGTTCTGTGAACAATGGTAATACAAAAGACAACAAAAGTTATAGATTCTTTCGTTATAAAAACACGAAGAAAGAGAACGAAGAAAGTATTTGACAGGTTTTTAACTCAGCAATACAATGCCTTTAAGGAAAAGACAAACAGAAACAAGAATAAACAAACAAATAGAAACAAAGAAACTCCTAGAAACTTCTAAGAATATTCTTATTAAGGCCATAGCTATGTCTAAAGCAAGTAGCAAACAGGAAGGTGGTAGCCACTACAAACAGATGGCTATACAGCCGATAGAGTATATCCAAGCAAACAGTTTGGATTACCTGGAAGGGAATGTAATCAAGTACATCTCAAGACATAAGTCAAAGAATGGGCAAGAAGATATCAAGAAGGCAATGCACTATTGCCAACTGATACTGGAGTACCAGTACAAGAATTAAGGTACTCTTCCATTACCCATAATTTCTAAAGCAGTTCGTTACACACCACTGCATTTTCGTTAATCACCACAATACATTCCGTACACATATCAAGGTACTCATCTGCTTTTGGATGTTCAGGTGGGTACTTCAGTGTCACCTCGTAGTTATTTAACTCTGAATCACAAACACAACATCTCATAATACTAGCTCAAAAAAAAAGCCCCTTCCATTTCTGGTTGGGGCTAATGAGGATATACCTATGGGAGATACTGAGTTAAGTATTACCTATACAATCTGTTCTGTCAAGTGTTTTTGTTCATTATTTTATATAAAATTATCTTGTTTGTTATCTGAGCAGAGACAAAGGCTAAGTACTGTAGCTCTGCTGGAATCTCATAGATAATTACGCATTCATTTGGACTCCATTTAGTGTGGTCTAAGTTACCTTTTCCTTCAATCATATTATTCATACCCCCTGAGAGGCTCTGTATTGCGTTCTAACGGCGTTTAAGATACTACCCTATACCACCCTATTAGATAGTAATAGAGGCCCCTCTATTTTTATTTTTTAAGTTGGATTTCTTACGTGTTTGTTTCTGTAGTTCTGTTTGGTAGAAACTTTCTGTTCTTGATGATGCGCCGAAAGGGTAGACTGTTACCTTCCCACCATTTTTAAGGTAGTCATCTACTAACTGTTTGTTCTTTTCCCTTTGCTTTCTGTTCAAATCCAAGTTTGTTACTGCGCTGATGATTGCCATGATGCACCTCCAGTTAGGTCAGATTCTTTAACAAATACCACTAAAATACTCATTGGAATAACTCCAGTCCTAAATCTGTGATTACGAATAAAGATCGTTTGATTCCTCTCCCTTCCTTCTTAGGGGCATGTCTCTTTTCAATCAGTCCTTTCTCAACCAGCACCAGTGCTGCTCTGTACGTGGATGGATCATCTTTCTGCAATGCACTAGCTAGCTCTGATCTATAGGTGGGTTTCTCGTATAATTCTGTGAGAATACCTGCCTGAAATAGTGATAGATTGTTGCTAATCATATTGAATAGTGTTTGCTTGTTCATTTTTGTCTCCTAGTGTTTAAGTATGTTAAGGCCTTGCATATATGCTGCAAGCATCTGGTCGTATGGTACTAATGAATCACTGCACAGATCCAGTGCTAGTTTCTTTTGATTCCATGCTGCCATTCTGTCCTGTTCTGTTACTGCTAGGTCTGCTAGTTCACCAGCTTTTTTCATTGCTTCTAGTGCTTTATGTTTGTCCTCAATCATTGCTGTTCTCCAAGTAATCGTTGTCCATCAGTTGTTGGTAGTATCTATCACAAATTTCACGTAGTGCATCCTCGCTTTCTGTATACAGCACAGTACGAAGGATTTCAGCCAGCCTGGATTCTGTTTCTGGTTCATATATCTCAGCTAGTGTTTGCTCTGCGCCTAGTGCATATGCCATTGCGGGAAAAGCCTCCTCAAGTAAGTTTGGATTTTTTTGATAGTACATACAAACAAGTTCATCCTTTAGGCCGTCTGTCAGTGCCATGTATTCGCCATCCCAGTTTTCATCATGTGCCCACGAATAGGCGTGACTTGCTATTTCATAATCTGTTTTCATTATTTACACTCCGGTTTTTCGTTTCTGTAATCTGGCCAGTGTCCTTCGCATACCATTTTTATATAATGTTGCTCCTGAACTAGATTCTCTTGATAGTCCATGCTGCTTGCCCATATAAACAAGTGAGCAAGGATTGTTGTGATTAGTGCCGCCATTAATAATCTGTTCATTTTGTATTTCCTCGTTTAGTTTTGTGTTTATTACATTAATACCTTTTGCATGGTATTACAATTACCAAGGTTGGTAGAGTATTTTGCCGCTAGGCATCTCAAAATAAATCGTATTCTCCTCAAGCTGCCATATTAAATCCAGCGGGTCAATCCCGTAGTTCTCGCAGATTTCCTCTTTACTTTCCGAAGCCCATTCGCAACGAATAGCAACAGCATCAAGTTCTATTTGCTCGCCTATGTCCTCCTCGCACGTTTCGTACCAGTTAATAAGGGCTTCTGCTTCGTCATATGTCCAGCCAGCCCATTCATCTTGTAATAGGGTGCTAATCGCTTGTTCTTTGGTTAATGTCGTTTTCATTTGTATACCCTCGTTTTGTTTTGTTTTGATGTGGTCAGTATAGGGCAGGTGGGATGGATGTCAACACCTTATTTATGATTTGTTTTTATAGATTAACGAGTGAGATATAACCTTTAGGAATATATGGCATGGGTATATATATAGTATGGATAATGGTGTGATTGTGTATTGCCTGGTTAAATGCTTAATGGGGCAACCCCACCAACCCACATCCTTGCTACTTGATAATGATAATCATTCGCATTAATGATAAACTTTCTTTATAAATGCTTGGGCAACCTTTATAGAAGGGGCGGGGAGGGGGCTTGTGGCTGTTTATTTATAGTAGTACCACCCCAGATACTAAAAAAGGTGAATTTGAGAAGCGCAAAATTTGCGACAGTTCCCCAAAACTTTCCAAAACTTTCCATATTTAATTTAACGAGAAAGCAACGAAAGAGAAATGAAGAAAACCCTGTCCAAGTGCTTGTTTATATTATATATTTTTGTAAAAAACAAAATACAGGGAAAATCACAGAGCAGAATAGAGCAGAATCTGTACTGATTGATCGCTACGCGATAAGATATATCTTAATCTTTTTTTCGTTACAACTCTTGATTTTTTCGTAAAAATATGATATAATATACTTATCGTTAGAAGTTACTAAGGGAATAGTAAAAATATACAGAAATAAACGATCTCTTAAGCTTCCTTAGTTTTGCTAAGGCAACATCCAAGAATATATGATAAGCAGCGAAGCTATTGCCTGTTTATTTTGTAGAATCATAGTCTCTCCGTTAAGGGTAAAGAGTATCAGAATGTCCAAGAATCCAGTTGAGAAAGAAGATTCTGCTTTAAAAGCAAAAGTAGAAGAACGAAAGAACAGTATAGAAGCAAAGGAGCAACGAGCTAGGAAGAGGGGCAGAGGAAGGCCCAAGAAGTCAGAGATTGCTAAACGTAAGAAGCCTGGAACCATTGGTAGACCGAAGGGTGATGCTGATGCAATCAGGGAATACAAAGCAAGGCTCTTAGCTTCACCTAAGTCCAGAAGGGTTTTGGATTCTATTCTTAATGCTGCACTGGATGATGAACATAAGAACCAAGCAGCAGCATGGAAACTACTGGTTGATCGTCTAATGCCTCTTTCGTACTTTGATAAAGACAAAGCAGGAGCAGGGAAAGCCAGTGTTAACATTACAATCACTGGTGTGAATGGGGAGATAGAAACAGTAGGTTCTGAACAGAATGAAGAGGACACAGAAGACTATATCAACTTGGTGCCTAGTGATTACCAAGAGCTCGGAGAAGATAATTAGTGTCCACTGACCTAAAAATAAAACTACTCCCATGGCAACAAGAAGTCTGGGATAGTAAAGCAAGGTTTAAAGTTGTAGCGGCTGGACGAAGGACTGGTAAATCCAGACTGGCTGCTTATCAGCTTATCTTCTATGCCTTGCAGGTTAAGTCTGGTCATGTGTTCTATGTTGCTCCTACACAGGGACAGGCTAGGGACATTATGTGGCAGACTCTACTTGAGGTAGGACATCCCGTTGTTAAGAGTAGTCACATTAACAACCTACAGATAACCCTAATTAACGGAGCTACTATTTCATTAAAAGGGGCAGACAGACCAGAGACAATGCGTGGTGTGTCATTGAAGTTCTTGGTCATGGATGAATATGCAGATATGAAACCAAGCGTCTGGGAACAAATCCTAAGACCTGCACTGGCTGACCAGAAGGGTTCAGCTATGTTTATTGGTACACCAATGGGTCGTAACCACTTTTATGATCTGCATCAACTAGCTTCGAGTGGAATAGACGATACGTATCAAGGTTGGCATTTTACTTCGTATGATAACCCAATGCTTGATCCAGAGGAGATAGACACAGCAAAGAAAACAATGTCATCCTTTGCTTTTCGTCAAGAGTTCTTGGCTTCGTTTGAGGCACAAGGCTCTAATATCTTTAAGGAAGAGTGGATCAGAATTGATACAGAAGAACCTGATGATGGTGAATACTACATTGCTGTTGACCTTGCTGGTTTTGATGATGGAACCAAAAGGAACAGGAAATCCAAACTGGATAACACGGCAATATCAATCGTCAAGGCAAACCAAGATGGTTGGTACGTAAAAGAGATAGTCTATGGTAGATGGACTTTTGATAAAACAGCAGAACAGATATTCAATGCTGTAGAGAAATACGATGCTGTATCAGTTGGGATTGAGA